TGACGTACCCGTGCACAAGCGCACCGACATCTTTAATCGCTTCCAGACCGAGCCGAACGGCACCAAGGTGCTGGTCATCCAACCCCAAGCCGCCGCGCACGGCGTGACCCTCACAGCGGCCAACACGGTGGTGTGGTGGGGGCCGACATCCTCCCTTGAGACCTACGCCCAAGCCAACGCCCGTGTCCACCGCTCGGGTCAGCGCCACCCATCTACAGTGGTACAGCTTGTGGGGTCAGGTGTAGAAAGACACGTTTACAACTTATTAGATAACAAAATTGACGTTCACTCAAAAATAGTTGATCTTTACAAAGAAATACTTGAATAAGCGGCAAAACACCACTATAATAAAGATTCCAACAACAACCGGAGAACGAAGTGACAGACGAAGCAACCCCCGAAGCACCCGCCGTAGCCCCCGAGAAGCTGGTCAAGGTGTACCTGAAGATGAAGGCCAAGCATGACGAGATGCGCATCGCCTACGAAGTCGAAGAAAAGAAGCTCAGCGGCCAGATGGTCAAGGTAAAGTCTGCGCTCTTGGCGTTCTGCAAAGAACAGAACGTGGACAGTGTGCGGACAGGCGAAGGCTTGTTCTACCGCACCACCAAGGTTGACTACTGGACGAACAACTGGGAAGCCATGCACAAGTTCATCGTCGAACACAACGCGCCGCAGTTACTGCATCAGCGCATTCACCAAACGAACCTCAAAGAGTTCCTTGAGGCCAACCCTGAATTGCTACCACCGGGACTCAATGTGGACAGCGAATACACCATAACCGTACGGAGGAAGTGATGAGTGAACCATTCGTGCCAATCGAAGATTTGGCCAAGCACTTCACGGTCTCGGTATCAACTGTTCGTGCATGGGTGCGACAGGGCCACATCCCCAAGGACACGTACCTGAAGATCGGTAACACATACCGCTTCAACGTAACCAAGGTGGTGGATGCCTTGTCGAACACACCCAAGGACGAACCGGAAGTACCAAAGCCCGTAGAAGTTCCTGAGCCCAATGCGCCCGTTCAACTTGAACTGGTTTTTAATGACCCCAACGAAGACATGTAACTGGAGAAACGAAGATGAGTAACGAAATGACCCTGTTTGGCAAGCCCAACAACGCCGCCCTCGCCCTGTTGAGCGGTATCGAAGACAGCCTGACGAGTACCCTTGCGGGTGGCGGCAGTGGCAACAAGCGCATCAGCATTGAAGGCGGCGCGTTCCGCGAATTTGTTGGTGGCAAAGAAGTTCGTGTGAGCGAAGAACGCTCCATGAAAGTCATCCTGATCAACGCCGCACCCGTGTCGCGTATGTTCTTTGAAGGCACCTACGTCAAGGGTGCGAAGACCAAACCCACGTGCTGGTCAAGCGACACACAAACTCCTGACAAGGCCGTGCCTGAAGATCAGCGCCAAGCCAAGTTCTGCAAAGACTGCAAGCAACACATCAAGGGCTCTGGCCAAGGCGACACCCGCGCTTGCCGATTCCAACAACGTATTGCTGTGGCGCTGGATGGTGAGTTGCACAAAGAAGCCGTGTACCAAGTCACACTGCCATCGACATCCGTGTTCGGTGATGCAGAGGGTAAAAAGATGCCACTGCAAGCCTACGGTCGTCACCTCAAGGCGTACAACACCCCCGCGATTTCTATCGTGACCGAGATGCGTTTTGACATCGACAGCGCGACTCCTAAGCTGGTGTTCAGCCCCGTCCGTGCATTGGAAGAAGACGAGTTGGCAATCGCAGTTAAGTTGCAAAGCCACCCCGACACCATCAAAGCGATCACCATGAACGTGTCGCAAATGGACGGCGTGATTCCCGCACCGAAAGTCGAAGCCCCCGCACCTGCACCCAAAGCAGAAGCCAAGGCCGTACCGAAAGCCGAGAAGGTTGAGGCTGAAGAAGTTGAAGAGCCGATCAAGGTGACCAAGAAGTCTGCACCTGCCGCTGAGCCGAAGTCTGAGTTGAGCGACATTGTTGGCGACTGGGACGACTGATTAGTTTGGGGGCGCTGGCGTGGCCAGCGGTTGGTTGTCCCGCTGAGCGGGGCCGACGTCGCAGTAACAGCGCCCCACCTTTTCGGTTATCCCATTCACTCTAACAATTGGCGGCTATGGAAACAAAAAAATTTCTGGAGTCGGTACTGGGGGACGAAGGGCACTACTGCATATTTGCCTATCGGTTATCCGATGAGCGCAAGGTTCAGAAGTTCTACGACAACCTCGATGCCGCAATCCATGCTGCTCACAATTTAGACGCTGAAGGGTATGACGCTTATTTTGCGTTGGGCACTTTTGACCAAGCTGGGTCTCGCAAGGCACCCAACGTAAAACAACTTAGATCATTCTTTCTTGACCTTGACTGTGGGCCAACAAAAGACTACGCGACACAGAGCGAAGCTCTTGCCGCACTACGCACGTTCTGTAAAGAACTGAAGCTACCTCGCCCGACCATTGTAAATTCGGGGCGTGGCATCCACGTGTACTGGCCCCTGACCGCGCCCGTATCGCGTGAGGATTGGGTGCGTGTTGCCGAGCGGTTCAAACGCTTGTGTACAACTCACGGTATGCGTAATGACCCCGCTGTGCCAGCGGATGCGGCGCGTGTGTTACGAGTGCCCGGTACGCACAATCACAAGACCGAACCTCCTACGCCTGTGGGCTTGGTGGGTACGGCAGGAGCGCCTGTTGAGTTCGACGTGTTCCGTGACCTCATGGGGGACGACTCGTCAATCTTGGTACCGCCCAAGAAGTACACCCCACAACACCAAGACGCCATGATGCAAGCCCTGTCGGGCAGTTTCGTGAGTCGGTTCAAGACCATCTTGATCAAGACCATGGCGGGTACCGGGTGCGAACAACTCAAGGAAGTGATCAACAACCAACCGAACATCTCGGAGCCTCTGTGGAGGGCTGGGCTGTCGATTGCCAAGTTCTGTGTCGATGGTGGCAAAGCAATCCACAAGATTTCGCTCAAGCACCCCGAGTACACACCAGAAGGAACCGAGCAGAAAGTTGACCTGATCAAAGGCCCGTACCTGTGCACACGTTTTGACGAATACCGCGCAGGTGTCTGCCCTGACTGCAAGCACTGGAACAAGATCAAGTCTCCGATCACGCTGGGGCGTGAGGTCGAAGAAGCCGACGAGTCTGACAACATCGTCATTGAGAAGCCGTTGGGCGTGACGGCGGCTACGCCGATTCGATACACCATACCCAAGTACCCGCACCCATACTTCAGGGGCAAGAGCGGTGGGGTGTTCAAGCATGGCAAGAACGCCGAGGGTGAAGACAAAGACCTGATGGTCTACTTCAATGACCTCTACGTCATACGGCGTATCAAAGACCCCGAGGCGGGGGAGTCTCTGGTGTTGCGCTTGCACTTACCCAAGGATGGGGTTCGCGAGTTCACCGTACCGTTGGCTTGTGTGGGTACGAAGGATGAGTTCCGCAAACAACTTGCGTCACAGGGCGTAGCAGTCCTGAACGTACAAGAACTGATGGAGTACACAATGCGATGGGTTAACGAGTTACAGTTTAGTTCTGAAGCCGACGAAGCATGTCGGCAATTTGGGTGGAAGGACGACAAACACGAGTCGTTCGTCATTGGCAACATGGAGGTTTACAAAGACCGTGTTGAGGTGAGTTCACCCTCTGCCGCCACCGTGGGGCTGTTCCCGATCTTCAAGGCCAAGGGTTCGTTGGAGAAGTGGAAGCAGACCATGGAGTTTTACAACCAACCGAACATGGAGTTACACCAGTTCATGTTTGGGCTGTCGCTGGGCTCCGTCCTCATGGAGTTTCAACCGATCAACGCCGCCGCTTTTCACGCATGGAGCAAGGGCTCTGGCTTGGGCAAGACCACGGCCATGTACGCAGGTGCATCTATCTGGGGTGACCCTGATCTATTGGTGATGCAAGAGCGTGACACGTTCAACTCAAAGATGAACCGCGCCGAGGTGTACAAGAACATCGTCTGCTATATGGACGAGATGACCAACACCAAGCCACAAGACCTGTCGGACTGGGCGTACCAATTGCCAAGCGGTCTGCAACGCAACCGCATGGGGCCGAAGGGCAACGTCGAGCGTGTACGTGGCAAGCCATGGAAGACTCTGTTCGGCACAACGGGTAACACCTCAATGCTGGAGCGCATCGCACTGTTCAAGGCTCTGCCACAAGCGGAAGCCCAGCGAGTTCTTGAGCACCGAGTTGAGCCTGTGAAGTTTGCTACCAAGGCCGAGACCGATGTTTTCAGTGCCGACATCAAGGACAACTATGGGCATGCGGGGGTGATCTTCATCCAGTACATCCTGAACAACTTGGATGCGGTTAAAGAACTTGCCATGACAGTGCAACGCAAGCTGGATGCGGCGTCGAGCCTGTCGGCTGAGAACCGTTACTGGTCGGCCTTGGCTTCACGCGACATTGCAGGTTTGATGTTGGCCAAGAAAGCTGGCCTGATCAACTGGCAGATCGCGCCGATTGTGCAGTGGATTGTCAAAGTGATGGCAGATGCCAGAGTCATGGTCAGTGAGATGAGCGTGGACGTTGAAGCGCAACTGACCGACTACATGGCTGAGAACTACAACAACATGCTCCGTATCAAGTCAACGGATGACGCACGGACTTCGGCGGGTGACCTTGACAAGATCATCGTACCTGACGGCTCACCCCGTGGGCAGTTGGTTGCACGGTATGAATATGACCTGAAGAAGCTGTACCTGCTACCCAAACCTCTCAAGGCTTGGTGCGGTAAGCAACAGATCAACTACGCTGGGTTTGTTGACGGTTTGAAGACGGCAAGCACCAAGGCAACCAAGGCCAAGGTTCGGCTTGGTAAGGGCACCCACATCAACATGCCGCCAACTGATGTTTTGATATTGGACTGTTCTGGGTTTATGGACGATGAAACTGAGCAAGCTCTGGCAACAACCGCCGCGCTGTTCCAAAAACAGAGTCAGGATTGACGACCTCGCACCGGACGGGGTGCGGATTGTGGTTCACTGGGACAAGTTCCCGGTGGGCGCATCCGTGTTCATCCCCTGTATCAATACGTTGGAACTTGTTAGGCAGCTTCACCAGATAACCCACCGGTGGGAGTGGGTTGTTCATTACCGACCCGGCATTGAAGGTGGGCGCTGGGGAGTTCGCATTTGGAGACGCCTGTGATAGTATCGCCCTGACAGGTTGCCTGTCACTTCGTTCTCCTTGAAAGAGATTCGCCCCCGCCGTCATAAGCGGGGGCTTTTTTATCAGTCAAGGAAGTCGCCGTCGAACTCAGACGCATGCTCCAACAACTCGCCACGCAGCTTCTTGTTCAGAGTCACCCCGTGGTACATCTCCTGAGATGTCTTCATGTGTTGAGCCATTGAGTTCTTGACTGTCTCGCCTGTGATGCTGTAGGACGGATGCTGTTTGCTGAACTTGAGCATGTCGTCGATGGCGTCTGACATACCTTCAGAGTCCCCTACCCGTGCGGCAACGTAGTAGTCACGCAGCAACTTGGTACGTTCCTTCAGGGCACGCTTCTCGATGTTCTTGGCCGAGGCGTTTATCTCCAACTGGCGGGTGTACTCCGCAGGTGCAAGGCCAAAAAACTGAGCCCCCGCATTCCACGCATTGATGTCGCTGGTAATCGGGTCACCACGCAAAGTGTTGGCACCCTCAGTTCCAAACCGAACACCCTTCATGGCGTTGGCGATACCCGAGGGGAGCATGCGCTCCAGACCACGTTCGGTCTCACCCTCGCTGATCATCTTGGCACCTTGTTGCAGACGGTCGGCTACGCCGTACGCTGGGCCACCCACGAGTTGCAAGAACGACAGAATCTTGTTGTCCTGCTCTTTGTAGCCTGTACTGCTGAGAATCAGGTCAGACAGGCCGATACGGTTGGCGACAGCCGTA